TCAGTAAGCACGCCGAGTGCGTTAGTCATGATGTGGTTCTCCAGTTATTGCGGTTGGTTGGGCATCATTGCGCCCGGTTGTGGTGCCTGGGGCTGAGGTGCTGGCATTGGCGCTGGTTGTGGCGCTGGCTGCTGCATTTCAGGTTGAGAGTGTACATCAGCGGTAGGGTGCGGCTGTTGGTGGGCCGAGATCATGGCCTGGGCCTGCACGGCTGCCACTGCTGGGTTTGGCCCGAGCGCTTCCATGCGAGTGAACATATCGTTCAGGCGCGTCGTCATCGCACGATAGGCCTCGATCTCAGTGCGCTTCTCTTTGTCGTCCAGAGTGCGCGCCTTGTCGGCTGATTCCTGCAATGCTGAGGCGAGCATTGATTGCGTGTTCTGGAGCTGCTGCTGTGCGTCCTGTAGCTGCTGCTGTAGCTGCTGTTCGGCTGGGGTTGGGCCTTCTCCAAGCAGTTGGGGTGCAATCGAGTTGCGGTATCGGTCGGCTAACTCTTCGGCGCCTGGGAAGTCCATCGTCTTGAAAAAGATGTCCCCGGCCTTGTCCATAAAGCCTGGGTTCCCGATGGCAATGGCGGTCATTGACTCTGCCGCCTCTTCACGCTTGGTGGCATAGGACGGGCCAGCCTGGGCCACAACATCGTACTTGCCCACTGCCGGGTTGAAGATCCGCGAAGCCTCGTTCTCGCGCTCGTTCTCTTCCTGAGTGGTAAGCGCCTCTTTCTGGTTTGGATCAATGCTGATCTGTTCATCGCTGCCGTCCTCGGCACGGATCTGGATCACCCGGGCGGTGTCATAAATCTTCGGGATCAGGTCAACGATGATTTTTCCGGTGAAGCGGATCGACTTCGACATTTGGTCGATGTAGTGATACGTCGCCTTGTCGCCCTGCTTGATCCGCTTCTGAATGGCAACGCCAGCGATTTCATTGGCTTGCATGCCCATCGTTGGATCAGCCTGTCCGGAAACCATCTTCATTTCTTCGGCGGCAATCTGCATCCCGCTGATGTAGGCCCCGGCCATCTGCGGCGGCTGTTCACGCTGAGGCGGAGCAACAGGATTGCCCTGCTCGTCCATGCCATTGAACGGCAAATAGCTGTAGTTGATCCGGTTTGCGTTCTGGTAGTAGGACTCGAAACCGGCGATAGCCTGGGTTGATGCGATGTAGGGCTGTTTCCCCTGCAATGCGACCTGTTCAACGGCCGAGCTGGTCCAGTAGTTGTACATGCGCTGCGGGTCTTTCAGGTTGCGCACATGGCCTTTTCGGTCGAGACGGCCGTCAATCACCTGTTCTTCACCTACCACGCGGACGATGGGAATGTACTTACCGGGCCAGTCCTTGCGGTCGATGATCTCGTCGCCGGCGATCATGCACCACTTCACGCGAGGCACTTGAACACGGCGTTTCTTGATGTCTGGAGCGTCCTTGACGGATTGGCGCAACTGCTGAGGGATCTCCGACAGGCGCATGGTGTCGTACTGGCCAGGTATTGGCTGTTCGGTCTGAGGATCGCGGACAGGCATCGCAACGAGCCAGTCCTTTTCGTACTCGATGTAGAAATACTCGGCTACGCGCACTTTGTCCTTGCTCAGCCAGTCGGTGGCACTGCCAAAGACGGATCGGTCACCAATGGACTTGAACTTGGGGTATTTGCGTTCGTACTCTTCACGCGGCATGTCTTCAAAGACAAAACCGTATTGAGCATCTGAACCGTCCTCTTGGTCGCCGCTCATGTCCAGGTAGACCGACAGCGGGTTTTTGATGCGGCGAATAAAGATCTCTTGGTCAAACGAGTCCTCATCTTTGTAGTCCGTCACCACGCGCCAGTATCCAATACCGCCCTGAACCTGGTGCATCATCGCGGTGCTGTAGGCGTCCGTCGCATTGCTGTTGTACTCGATATAACGGGCCAGACCCATGAATACGCTTGCAGCATCTGCTGTGGCTTCACCACCGACCGGGCTTATCTTGATCGCGGGCAAGTTCTGCTTGATCTCGTTCTGGATCATCAGGACATGCTGCCGTGTCTTGTTGATGGTCAGGCAAGGCCTCGCATCAAGTTCGCGGCTCTGCGTCATTGCCGACGGCCATTGGAACTTGTTGTCGCTGTCGGCATTACAGAACTTCACGTCGTCGAGGTAGAGGACGCGAAACTGTGCCTCATAATCCTTAATCAATTTGAATCGTTCGTGTGCCTCTTGAACGATGCCGTCGTCGTCTTCTTTGCTCATGCTGAATACTCGTTATGCCCGGAGGCGTTGGGTTTGGCGACTTTATCACGGCTGGTATTCAACCCATCCATGACGTACCACCAGGCATAGGGCCTTGAACAATTCTAGGCTTGATATCGACCGCTGCTCCTATCTTGCCCTTCTGGACCGCGAAGCGCCGCATCATGTAGGCGTAGCGAGTGGCGGACAGGATGTCATCGTTGAGTTTGGCGATGGTCCCATCTTCTTTTCGGTGATAGTTCATCTTCTCTTCAAACCACGGCGTGAGGTGCGAGAACACTTTGAAGGTACCGGCCTCCATACGGGCGTACATTTCAATAAGCCCCTTCTCAACCGAGTTACCGCCCGTTGGCCAAGTAGCCATGTCTTGGCACATCTTCCATCCTGCATCCTTGTACGTCTCTGACAGGGCCTTGCCGCTGCCCTTGTCATGCTGGTGTCCGTCGTGAGGCCAGGCAGTGACCACGCCGCGCGCCCATCCCTTGACTGCTGTCCATGCTTGATCCGGAACTGTGTTCGATTTCTTCCAGGCGTTGATCACATAGATGATGTCGGCGTCTTTGTCCCACGCAAGCTGGATATGCGCCTGCGGGTGATCCCATCCGTAATCCATACCGTTGATGAGATACCAGTGATCTGGGATTTCAAAGGCCTGGCATGAGAACACGCTGTCGCCCATGTCGAAGATCAGCCCGGCACCAAGCAGCGGCTCGCCCCTGGTTCGCATAGCGCGCTGCCATTCCGGGTACATCGCCAGCAGCGTGCGCTTGGTCTGTTCGGTGAGGTGTGGCGCGTCATCCCAAGTGGCGCGTTGCAGGTACTGGCCTTCATTGGCCGCGTCCATGAACTGCACGACCAGCTCTGTGCGTCCGTTCTCCGGCGTAAAGGTCAGAATCCCGCGCCCACCACGGCCTCGATCACCGGTTGCGGTACGGGTCAGGACTTGAGGGAATATGGCCTTGTCGCGGGGTTCTTCGTCGATGTGATACCAATCAACAGTGTCGCCCATGATGGCGTGCTGTCCCTGGCTGTAAGACCAGAACTGAACAGTGGCAACGCCGCCCGATGCGTGCCGGACGGTGACTTGCCGCATCGCACCGGTGGTGCCGGAGGCTGATAGGTAGCCAACAATGCGATCAGCAGGAACAAGACCGCCAGACCAAACACCATTTGCATAAACGCCAAATAGCACGTTCTGTAGGAGGTCGCGGGTCTTTTCCATCGAGTACCCGAGCAGCCAGAGCATCGGGGCAAAGTCGAACTTGTGGCCTTTCCAGTCATCCGGGTAATCCCCCAGCAGGTGGGCGGCGTCGATGGTCAGACCGGTGAGCGTCTTGCCCACTCGGTTGGCCGCCATGAGCATGCAAGCGGTGTTCGATGCGGTCGCCTCAATGAACGTGTGCTGCCAGTGATAGAGCGTCTGGAACCGCTGCTTAAATCTCTCCCGATCCCGGCGCCGTTGCTTTTCCTCAAGCAGCGCTAGGAGCTGGATCTGCTCATTGCGCGTCGGTGCCTTTCTGGATCTGTCTAATTTTTGCATCGAGTTCGTCATCGGTCATGTCCTTGTAGGTGATCTGCCCGGAATGCTCTACCTCCTGTTTGTCACGCCATACGGCCTTTTGTCGATTCTTGAGCCAGAAGATGCAGGCGGTGGGGTTGGGCGGGTAATACTTCCCATCAGGTCCAGTGAATCCCGTGGCCTGTTTGTACAGTGAGATCCCCACATTTCCGTCGGCTACGTCCTTGCCGTTTTTTATGGCAGCCACAAATTCTGGATGTGCAACTTTCCATTTCTTCAAAGTAGCCAAACTGATATCGAAAGCATCAGCCATCCGGATGTCATCAAAACCAATAAGCGCAAAGTTTTCGGCCTGCTTTGCATGCTCGATGGTGTACTTGGTTGGACGCCCTACCTTAGCCATACGGACCCCTTAAAGTAAAAACCCCGACACTATGGCCGGGGTTGAGTGTTACGTTGATTGTAAGCGTGTGTAGGCTCTTATGGCAGTGGCGCAGGAATCGGCAAAG